CTGCAAGCCCGCCTGGAGCAACTTCAGCTCCTGCAGCGTCAGACCTCCGCCCCTCAACAGTAAGACCAACCTAGCGGGTGGCCCCTTCGGGGGCCGCCCATCAGGAGATAAATATGCCTCTTTCGTACCAAGAGTACGCTGGGGATGGCCTCACCACGCAGTATGCCTTCACGTTCCCTTACATCAAGCAGGCCTACGTCCATGCGTATGTCTACGACCCGACCCTGAAAAGCAGACCGGAGGCAACGGACGAGGTGACCTTCAGCTGGGTGAACGCCTCCACCATCGAGCTTGCTTCCCCGGCTGCCGTCGGTAAGACCATCCGCATCACCCGAGAGACCGAGCGCACCAACCTGGTGAACTTTGAGGGTGGCAGCACCCTGACCGAGGCGGACCTAGACAAGAACGCCACCCAGCTGATCCACATCGCCCAGGAAGCCGACGACGCGGTTACCGACCAGGTATCTGACGCCGAGGCGGCGAGAGATGCGTCCATAGCCGCCCAGGCAGCTGCGGAGATGGCGCAGTCCGCCGCAGAGACCGCCGAGACCAACGCGGAAGCCGCGCAGACCGGAGCCGAGGCCGCCGAGGCTAAGGCCGAGGACTGGGCCAACGAGGCGGAAGACGTAGAGGTCGAGACCGGCCTGTACTCCGCCAAGCACTACGCCGCCAAGGCCGATGCGTGGGCAAACGAGGCCGAGGATGTCGAGATCGAGACCGGCAAATACTCTGCCTACCACCACAGGTCCAAGGCCGAGGACGCCCAGGCGGCCGCTGAGGCTGCCCTGGCCAGCGCCCATCTGCCCATCATCCAGGCCGGGGACGCGGACAAGGCCCTTATCGTCAAGGATGACGAGTCAGGTTATGAGCTTGGCCTGGCTCTCCCCACCATCAACGCCGGGGACGCCGGTAAACACCTGGCGGTCAACTCCGGCGAGACCGGCCCCGAGTGGGTCGATCCCCCGTCTCCCATCAACGTCCGCACGGCTGTTCTCCTGGGCGCGGTCCAGGTAGACAGCGACGCCTTCATCATCCCCTGCGGCATCGCCGGGACCATCGTGAAGGTCGGTGCCCGCCTGCGCGGCGGAACCAGCTGCGCCGTGGCCTTCAAGCTGAACGGATCGACCTCCATCGGGAGCGTCACCGCGACCACGACCGGCGCGGAAAGCACCGTCAGTCAGGCCTGCGCCGCGCTTGATTACGTCCAACTGGATACCGGCACCCTGTCCGGCAGCCCGACGGACCTCACCGTTTACCTCTGGATTCAGCCCAGCTAGGAGGACGCACCTTGGCTACTGGAGTGAAGATCAAAGTTAAGTATAAGGGCAAGTCCGAGACCGGCCCCGTGGTGACGGTCGAGTACACGCCGGTCACCGGACCGAATGCCGGGAAGACGATGGAATACACCAAGGCCTACCGGCCGGGTGCTGATGCCCGCGAAATCCTGGCGACTGCCAGGCAGGGCATCGAAAGCATCCTGACCGCCGAGGCTGCCCCTGAACCCGACCTGACCCCCTACCTCGACAAAGAAATGGACCTCGCCGAGCTTCCTGCTGTGGAGGTCCAAGCCCTATAGGAGACATCCATGACCACCTACTCTGGAGACCAGGCCGGGGCTAACCTTACTCTGGCCAACGGTGATGTGCTGTCCGGCGACATCACCAACGTCGGTTTCTTCTACGTTCCAGTCGGTGTCACCGTCTCCGTCCCGACCTTCAGCGGCTCCACCGGAGGTAAGAGCCGCGTCTTCTGCAAGTACGCCCTGATCGGAGGCACGGTTGATGCCAGGGAGAAGGGGTATGGCGGGGGCGGTGCCGGTGGTGGCGGAGCTTCGGCTCACACCGGGTCGGTAGATAACCAGTTCCCAGGCGGCGCTGGCGGCTCCGGCGAGAAAGGTGGCTCCAACGGTTCGGCCGGTGGAAACGTCATCGGCGGAGTTGACTACGGACGTCCTGGCGGCAACGGAGGCAACGGCGGCGGCCCCTACGGTGGCCCTGCCGGTGGCGGCGGAAGCGGCGGCACTCGTTGCGCCACGCACGGAGGCGACGGCGGCAACGGAGGCAAGGGCGGCTACAAAAGCTCCCAGGCCAACGGCGACAGCTCGACCGACGAAGATGTCGATCTTGGCGGCGGCGGCGGCGGGGGCGGCGGCGGCGGCGGAGCTGGCATGTGGTGTGGATCCGGCCAATGGGGCAACGGCGGCGCTGGCGGAGGTGCTGGCGCTGAGGGCGGCGGCGCGTTCGCGGTGTTCGCTCAGTTCAGTCTCGTTGTGACCGGCAGCATCCTCACCAGCGGCGGCGCTACCGGCGGCAACGGCTCCATCCCTCCCGGCACCCCCAACGGCAGCGGCGCGGCCGGTGGTTCCGCAACCAGCGCAGGCTCCCGAGCTGGCGCGGCAGGCACCACCTGCGGCGACGGCTGGTACTCCGGCGACGGAGGCGACGGCGGTGTCGGCGCGGGCGGCGGTGTCCTCCTGGTGTGCCCCGGCCCGTGGGGCATCATCGTGTCCGGCACCATCGACACTCGCGGCGGCAACAGCGATACGAGTAACTTTGGCTCCCTCAAAATCTTCGGCGTAGACGGTAAGGTGGACCTCACCGGAGCCACCATCTACGCGGGCTGGAACAGCTCGTATGGAACCCCCTACAACCCGAAGAACAAGCAGTTCAAGCAAGCCTGCTGCTAGAGGAAGCACAGCATGGAACCAACCATCGTCAAACTCGTATTCGTGATGCTGGGGCTGATCCTCTCCATCCTCAGTTCGATCACCCTCTACCTGGTACGCAAGACCGCAACCAACACCGACCGACGCCTGAGCGCCATCGAGAAGACCCAAGGAGAACACATCAGGACGCTGCAGGCTCTCACCGAGCGCCTTCTCAAGGACTATCCCGACAAGGAAGACTGCGACAAGCGGCACTTCGGGTGCGACCGTCTCCTGGGAGACCATGAAACCCGCATCCGTGTCCTGGAGCATCAGGCGCACGTTCACGGCGAAGCACAACCCGCCACCTAAGGAGTCCAGCCTATGGCCAAGCAAGCCACCGAAGACCAGCTGGGTGAACTCCATGCGGCCCTGGCCCGCGTTCTGAAATCTCGAATCGAGAATGGAGACGCCACGGCGGCCGACCTGAACTGCGCCCGGCAGTTCCTCAAGGACAACGGCATCGAAGCCATCCCCGGCGAGAACAAGAGCCTGGATGAGCTGACCAAGGCTGTCCGCGAGTTCAACCCGGACGAAATCCACAAACCCCACTGACACAAGGAAAACCCATGATCGAAGTACCGGGGCTGCCGCCCCTACCGGACGAGTTCGGCGATTTTCGCCGTGCCCTGTACCTGATCTGGCGTCACCTGAATCTCCCCCCGCCCACCCGCGTCCAGCTCGATATTGCCCACTTCCTCCAACACGGCCCGAGACGGAAGATCATCCAAGCCTTCCGTGGAGTGGGCAAGAGCTGGATCACTTCCGCCTACGTTGACTGGCTGCTCCGGCTGAACCCTCAGCTGAACATCCTGGTGGTGTCCGCCTCCAAGGAACGCGCCGACAACTTCTCCACCTTTACCCTCCAGCTGCTCTACGGCATGGACGTTTTCCAGTGCCTGATCCCCAGATCGAACCAGCGAGAGTCCAAAGTGGCCTTCGACGTTGCTCCGGCCGAGGCTGACCACGCCCCCTCCGTGAAGTCCGTGGGTATCTTCGGACAGATGACCGGCTCCCGCGCCGACATCATCATCGCCGACGACATCGAGGTGGCCAACAACTCTGAGACTCAGCTGAAGCGAGACAAGCTCTCCGAGGCGGTCAAGGAGTTCGACGCCATCCTCAAGCCCGGCGGGATGATCACCTACCTGGGCACCCCTCAGACCGAAGAGACCGTCTACAGCGTCCTGCCGGAGCGCGGCTACACCAAGCGGGTGTGGCCCGCCAGGTATCCCACCGGCAAGGAGCTGGAAGTATATGGGGCGGACCTGGCTCCCATGCTGCGGGAAGACCTGGAGTATGGCCACGCCAAGGAAGCCGAGCCTACCGATGCCATGCGCTTCAACGAGGAAGACCTCCAGGAGCGCGAGGCGTCCTACGGGCGCTCCGGCTTCGCCCTGCAGTACATGCTCAACACCGCCCTGTCCGACCAGGACCGCTACCCGCTCAAGCTGCGCGACCTCATCGTGTACCCCCTGAGTGGTGAGATGGCCCCTGAGAAGCTGGTCTGGGCGGCTGACCACCGTACCATCCTGGAAGACCTACCCAACGTGGGCATGAAGGGCGACCGCCTGTACGGCCCTGGGTTCATCGCAGACAAGTACGCCCCCTACACCGGCTGCATCCTAGCCATCGACCCCTCCGGCCGGGGCAAGGACGAGACCACCTACGCGGTCATCAAGATGCTCCACGGCTACCTGTTCCTGATGGAGGCCGGGGGCTTCCAGGACGGCTACGACGACAAAGTCCTCCAGAACCTCTGTCACATCGCCAAGAAGCATGAGGCCAAGAGGATCATCATCGAGTCCAACTTCGGTGACGGCATGTTCACCAGGCTCCTCCAGCCTCACCTGCAGCGTATCTACCCCTGCACCTGCGAGGAAGTCCGGCACAGCATCCAGAAGGAGCGCCGGATCATCGACACCCTGGAGCCGGTGATGAACCAGCACAAGCTGGTGGTCAACCGCCAGGTGATCCTGGACGACTATGAGTCGGTAAAGCACCTTCCGCCCGAGCAGGCTGTCCGGCGCAGGTTGTTCTACCAGATGACCCGCCTGACCTCCGAGCGAGGCTCCCTGGCCCACGACGACCGCATCGACGTGCTGGCCATCGGGGTTGCCTACTGGGTCGAGCAGATGGGCCAGGACGCTGACAAGAGGATCAGTCAGCGCCGTGAGCAGGAGCTGATGGAGGAGCTGAAGGTCTTCACCGGAGAGTCCGCCCTCAGCCCCGACCTGCTCATTATGAAGAACATGCCCATCCCCACCGACCGCGACGGGAACCCCTACTTCAAGAAGACCGGCCGCCTGCCCCGTGGATTGAGCGGAAGCGGCTGGCTCACCCGGTCCTAAGCACGAAAACCCACCGGAGGCTTACGGAGGCGCTCACCACGGCCTTCAAACATTCCTCCCGGTGTGATGACACTCCCGGCCCAGAGATCGTCGATCCTGGGGCAAATCAGAAAGGATCACCATGTCCGCATTCAACAAAACCAACGTGGTCTACCTCCAGGCCCTGGCTGTGTCCGACTGGGCCGCCGCCACCGCTTACACCGCCGGTAACCTCGTCAAGCCTACCGCCGAGAACGGCTACTTCTACGAGTGTACGACCGGAGGCACCAGCCACGCCACGACCGAGCCGACCTGGCCCACCGTTCCCGGCCAGACCGTCACCGACGGAACCGCTGTGTGGACCTGCCGGGCGGTCAAGACCAGCGCCGTGGCCGTGAGTCGTCAGCGAGACGGCGGGCTGATGTTCCACGACGTGGAGGCCGGGGGCAACAAGCAGTTCCTGCGCGACCCCGTGGCCAGCAAGCTCTTTGACGTTCTGAACCAGCTGGCTTAGCCATGACCCTGGTAGTACCTAAGCCTGAGGCAAAGCGGGACTACCAGGCCGGTCAAATCTTCTTCAGCTACATCCACGGGAGCGCCTTCTCGCATGGCATCGGTCTGGTGTCCGGCGGGGAGGCGTTCCTTAAGGATGAGCTGGTCCCGAGCCACACCGGCATCGTCCTGTACGACGGCATGTGCATCGAGGCCATCTCCAGCGGAATGACCATTACCCCGCTATCGAAATACTTCGACGACCGCCACGCCATGATCTGGTTCAAGCATCCCCGAATGCTGGACCCCCGTGGCCTCCTGTGGATCGTCGAGGAGGCGAAGAAGATGGAGGGCATCCCCTACGACTGGCTGGGTCTGGGCGGATTCCCTCTGACCGATCCTGAGGACCGGGGCGAGAACGACAACTTCTTCCAGGACGACGACCGCCTGTTCTGCTCCGAGGCTGTTGCCACCCTGCTCAAGAACTGCCCCTACACCCCTCCAACTTCGAAGAGGCGCTTCCTTAAGAAGCACCCCAGCTGGTGGACTCCCCACGACCTTAACAGTGAAGGAATCCTATGGGCATCCTGAAAAGACTTTCCCTGGGCCTGCTGATCATCACCCTGTGCCTGTCCGTGGGCTGTGCCGTGGCCATGAGCAAGAAGCAGCGCCTGGCCGTAGACCCCGTGACCAAGAAGGTGCTGTACGACAAGGATGGCAAGCCCATCATCCTCACCGACGAGATCAGCGCCGAGGACAGCTGGCACAACGCCCAGGTCGAGAACCAGAAGGCCGCCAAGCCTATCGCCGGACTGTTCGCCCCGGATAACGCACCGCTCACCCTACCGGCCGGTGCCAAGTTCGTGGTCTATGGCGAGAACGGCAAGCCCAAGGCTCTCCGGCAGTACAAGCACAAGGAGACCCAGGTTATCGAGGCCACCGGCAACGCACTACTGAAGGTTGGCCCGCACGTCGTTACCGGCATGGCCGTGAAGGGCGCGATGGATGTCGCTGGCTCTCAGAAGGGCGACACCTACAACGGCTCCTTCAACGACAACAAGGGCAACCAGGCGGCCCGAGGCGTTACTACCGGCGCGGTCAACGAGATCAACGCCACCGCCGAGGGAGCCAGCGGCTCTGTGAACTCCAACCCCGCCAAGCATGACACCAGCACCGCGCCTGCTGATGGCGATAACACCTTGAGTTTCTTCTAGAAATCCCTCACGGAACACCCCCAACTGCTCCCCCCAGGAAGGCAGGCAGGATAACTGGCTGATTCCATTGGGAGAATAATTAAGTTGCCCTTATGGTGGGAGCAGGAGGGGGAGATCACCTGTGAGAGATACCTAAGGTTATTCCTAAGGGTGTCCCTCAGGTGTTCCTAAAGAGACCTCCTGGGGTGCCTCAGGGGTAGCTTGGGTGGTGGGAGGTTTGTGAGGAAGGCTGTGCTGTGGGATGAACCACCTCATCATAGTCTCCCTACCTCCCATCCCTCAGGCTGCTCCTGGGGTGCCTTCTTCAGGTGAGCAGGGGGAGATGCCCCAGGAAAGTTTTGGGGCAAATTTCTGAGCGCCTTACCAACTCGTTCGTAGCCGCCGGACCCCCGGTGGGGTCGCCTTTGGGGTCTGGTGGTGGGCCTCATTCAATTCTTTTTCCTAGATTCAAGGGTCATCCTGCATCATATCCCGCAACAAGGCCCGGTAACTACCTGATTATACGTCGCGGCCTGGGGATATTCTGTCCCATGGTGGCGGCCAAGGGCCATTCAAAGGCCAGGGCGGGGGCAGGGGGCGGCCTTGCCTCTGATAGTCTGCGCCTGTGTTCACTCCTACCAGTATTGTGTATTTCGTCCTTGATTCAGGACTGACGCCCACAGCTAACACACTGGCTAACCTTTAGATATGCTTCGGAATATCATTTTTTTGTGTTTTTTTGATAATCCCGCTTGACAGATCATCCCGCGTTTGATACAAATACACTCACAATTTGCACGACGGACGACACAACCACGCAACCCCAAGAGCAAAGGACACTACATAGGCCCCACGAATCAGGCCCGGTAGGGCGAGAGGGGCAAGGCGCGGATAGGGCCGGGTAAACGGATAAACCGCATGGCGAAAGTCATCCCGACCACCGAATGGCGCAGGTAACCAGCCCCGGCGCAAAATAGCGAAACTGTTTAACTTTTAGACCTGGGCATCCGTCGTCAATGCTCAAGGCCAAGCGTTAAACATCAAACGATAAACAATTAAGGCCCGGCGGGCCAACTCACCACAAGCAACCCGCCGGGCCAGCCAAACACACCCACAAGCAATATGGAGAGTTTGACATGGCTAATAATAGCAAGGGTTTTGTCCTGTATCAAGGTGCCTCTGAGCTTGACGGCGCTCCCGTCGTCCTGATTGCTACCCTCAAGAGCAACAACCGCAAGACCGGAAACATGGTTCAAACCTGGATACTTAGGTCCGATATGCCGCCGGTCGAAGCGGTCAAGAATGGCTGCGATGCCAGCATTTGCGGTGACTGCCCGTTGCGCGGTGAAAATGGCCAGGGTCGAGCCTGCTATGTGAACGTCGGCCAGGCTCCAGGTGCTGTTTACCGAGCATACAAGGCCGGAAAGTACAACGATAACCCCACCTTGAACGAAATAAAGGGGGCGCTAGAAGGCCGGATGCTTCGCATTGGGGCTTATGGCGACCCTGCGGCGGTCCCTGCGGCTATCTGGCGAGACCTGACCAAGTGGGCCGACGGTCACACCGGCTACACCCACCAATGGCGCAAGGCGGCGGACCTGTGCGGGATTGTCCAGGCGTCGTGTGATAGCAAGGCCGATGCGGAACAGGCCGAGGCCACGGGCTGGCAGTATTTCAGGGTAACCCGCGACGCCTCCGACAAGCGCCCCGGCGAGCTTCACTGCCCGGCTGACAGGTTGGACAAGGTGACCTGTGAGCGGTGCGGCCTCTGTAATGGCAACCGCCACAACGTGATTATTCCGGCGCATGGCTCCGGCGCGAAGCACCACAAGGGTTAAAACAGGGGGAGGATTGAACCATGAAAAAGTGCCTAGATTGCTGGATGGCTGGCCCACATAAGTAAGCACCGCCATTGACTGAAAGCAAGGGGCTGGCCGCATGGTCAGCCCTTTGCGTTGAGCCAATAGCGAAACACCCACAAGCAAAATGGAGGACTGAAAATGACCGGTATCAAAAGAGAGCATATCCTGTATCGCTCCGTGTTCAACGTGTACCTGAACGGCTGCCGAGTAGCCCGTGCGTCGCGCCTGTCGGACCTTCCCGGCTGGGCCAAGGGCCTGCCGCTGCTGGGAGGTGTCGCGTGACTGATCTTCAAGTTATCTGGCGAGAGGTTGGGGACGGTGTGGCCCGTGTCCAGCGGCGCGGGAGGGATTGGTCAGTGTGCGTCGAAGACTGCGCGGGAGAGTGCGTGGTTATCGACTGCCGCAGCCAAGACGATGCCCTGGCCCTGTACTACGCAATCGCTGCCCATTCTGATGGCATCTGGTGAGGAAGGGTTGAGGAATGATCGTATGCAGAAACTGCGGAGGTCCGAAGTTCTATGAATTTGTCTACCCCGCCGAAGTCGTCGTCATAGTCAACTGTTCCGAGTGTGTGGGTGGTCAACACGAACAACTCAGAGACTACCTGAACGGCGAACTGGAGGACTAAGCATGAACCTGAACATGGACTTTCCAAACGACTTCTACCACCGCGAAGTGGTGAGCAACATGCTGCCCCTGATCAAGGCCGGGGGCTTCGACGCCGTCCACCGGCTGGTTGAGGACGGCTCCAAGGTGCGCCTGGCCGTTTTAATCCCGGCGGGCCGCTTGGCCTACTTCTATGCCCTGCTGGAGATCGTGGGGGGGAAACCCTCAAGCTTCAAGGCATCATCAAACCAGCCCAGGAGGATGCGGCATGAGCCTGGACAAAGCAATCAAGCACGGCAAGGAGCGCCGCAAGCCCTACCGGCGGTCTGCCGCTGACGAACAACTGGAGGCATGGCGCAAGGGAGAACTGGAGGAAGACGAATGACCGCCAAGCATGGAGAACCGGCATCCCCGGTTGACGAACTGTCCATGGCCCTGGTGTACGTGACCATGATTCGCATGGAACACTCCGCCGTGGGCCGGGACCGGCTGTTGAAGCGCCTCAGGGGTCGCCTGGAGCGCCTGCGGGGCGAACTAAAAAGAAAAAAATAGTTGTCTCGCTTTATTGATAATCTCGCAGGCAGGACTTATAATCATGGGGGGATGTACTCACCGCACCGGCCGCACCCATCGCGGCTCAGGAGGGAACCATGTCCGAGAGATCACCCTGCCCAAAGCAGTCTCGCATTAAATAGGGAGAGAGTATGATTACTAAGTTGTCCGAGTGTCTCAGTGACTTGCTCGATGTGTCCGCCACTTTTCCGATGGCTTATGCTTTGGTGTTCTTGGAGATAGCCGAGGACGAAGGCTTAGTACAGTCGGAGCTGATCGACAGATGCAAAAGTACACGGACAGCAGTATCTCGCGCAGTTACCGCTTTGGGAGAGTGGGAGCGCAAAGGGGTGCCCGGTTTGAAGGACAGGCCGGGCATGGGACTTGTTCAGTCTGAGATCGACCCTGGCGACCGTAGAATGCGCCGCCTATGGTTGACTCCGAAAGGCAAGCGACTAATTAAGCATCTGGAGACACGCCTGGCTGGGTAAGGAAGGAAGCGGGTGGTGGCTTATGATCAGAAGCCAGAAAAACCCAGCCAGGCATACAAGGAGTCAAGATGATATTGAACTGTGGTCGTAACCGTTGGTTCTTGGAGATCAATACCGAGACGCCGTACCTGCCCCGGTTGTGTGTCGAGAGGCACACCACGCGAATCAACCAAGCCTCTGAACTTGAAATCACGGCCGGGCCAGCCACCTTGCTCATCATCACCACCCGGCAGCCCGACACTGAGCGCAAGATTCGTCCGCTGACCAGATTCAAAAAACTGCTTCGGCGGCAAAGGAGGGAAGTGTATGGAGCAAGAACTGCGCGGAATTAGGAAGCGTGGGGACTCTTACTTGGTGGACATCACTGTCCGTGGGAAGCGGAGAACTGCTACCTGTGGGAATGTGGATGAAGCTATTGCCAAACGTGCCGAGCTTCGTTCTATCTTGGAGGGCAGGGTTCCCGAAAGAGCCGTCGCCCAGCCCACTAAAGTCTGGACCCTGGCCCAGGCCCTGGAGGAGGCCCAAGCGACGCCTCCCCAGCCTGGCCGCCGGGGCGGCTGGAAGGGGCAAGACAACATCCGCAAGACGGTCCAGAATGCCGAGTACGCCCTGAGGTTCTTCGGTGAGGACCGGCGGCTGAACGAGATCACCCACGAAGACCTTGAGCAGTTCGCCCGGCACCTGGAGAAGCACCACGGCAACGCTGGCGGGACCGTCAACCGGAAGCTGGCGGCCCTGTCCAAGATGATGCGCCTGGCCATCGAGCGCGGCCACCTGGACGCCATGCCTCTGTTCCCCAGGCGGAAGGAGGGGGCTGGCCGGGTGAAGTACCTGAGCTATGAGCAGGAGGCCGAGCTGCTGGGCTACTTCGAGCATGTGGGCCGGGATTACATGGTGGACCTGGTGACCGTGCTGATCGACACCGGCTTGCGTGTCTCTGACGCCCTGGCCCTGACCGGCGAGGACATTCACCCTGAGACCGGCGAGATCGTCTGCTGGGTGAGCAAGTCGAAGCGCAACCACGCCATCCCCATGTCTGACCGGGTGAAGGACATCTTGGTCCGCCGGGCCAAGAAGGCGAGTGGGGAGCGGCTGTTCCCCTACAAGTACGATCACGTCAAGGATATGTGGAACCACGCCAGGGTCCACCTGGGCTACGCCGAGAAGCCCTGGTACGTCATCCACATCTTGCGACACACCTGTGCCAGCCGCCTGGTCCAAGGAGGTGCCCCGCTGAACCTGGTCAAGGAGTGGATGGCTCACTCCGACATCAGCGTGACCCAGCGGTACGCCCACCTGGCCCCGCGCCAGCTTCACCAGGCCCTGACCATCCTGAACCGGCAGCCGGAGGATGCCGAGGACAAGCCGAGACACCTGAGAGCAGTCAATTAGCTTGTTGGTAGTTTCTCAGTTTGAATTTTTAAAGTGAAAATAATACATGTGTATAGAGTATGCATATGGAGCTATTTTTCAATAGGTAGCCTAACAAGCAATAAAACGCTTGGCGTAAGGGGCAAGACTGTAGTATGAATTTAACAAGAGAGCGGGTGAGGGGATTCGAACCCCCTGGGCCATGGATGGAAAGCCCGACCCAATACCAAATCACCCGCTTAAGAGGTGCCCCCGCCTGGATTCGAACCAGGATTTTAGCGTCCGCAAAGCGCCAGTCTTATCCCTTAGACTACGGGGGCCAGTTGAAGAGGCAACGCCGTTGCAGCGGCGGGGCCTCTTCTATTTCGTACAGCAGTCATATTGACCCACAAGATATGGTGTAGTCAACCCTCAATCTGGTGGCGTTACAAAAAATCAGTAATGGTTACTAGCGACTAACAAATTGATACCCGCCAAGTATATGTGGTACTCTTAAACTGTCCCTGAGAGCCGAGGTTCAAAGGGAAAGGAGAACCATGCCTAAAGGGCCAAAAGGTGAAAGCCGCCCGGCTGATGTGATCGGGTGCGCTATCGCTGTTGCCAAAATTGCCACGGGCGAGATTGACGAAATTCTACCGGAGAAGTCCGGGCGGGTGAAGTCTGGTAAGGCCGGGGGTAAGGCCAGGGCTAAAAAGCTCAGCGCGGAGCAGCGACGAAAAATCGCTGCCAACGCAGCAAACGCAAGGTGGGGGAAAAAGGATGGGGCGAGATAACTTGGTTTTTGAGTCAATAGGAAACGAGGTCCACCAAACCCTTGAGACCCGCAAACACTTATACAAAAGAATACAAAAAGCTCTTGGCAAGCCGGTTATTTGCTATTTTACTAGCTTTGACTATCCGGTAATGATAGAGGATAGAGACGCGGATTTTATTGAGGGCATTCTTCGCGTTAGCGACTTGGATAAAGGGCTTGCGCTAATTTGTAGTTCCCCCGGAGGTCTTAGCTTAACAGCAGAGAGAATAATTAACATTTGTAGGGCTTATAGTGGGACCGGAACGTACGATGTGATCGTGCCGAGCAAAGCCAAATCGGCTGCAACTGTTATTTGTTTTGGTGCTGAAAAAATAATTATGAGCAAGACTTCGGAACTTGGCCCCATTGACCCACAGATTGTGTTGGATACAAGTATTGGTACAAGAATGTCTTCTTTGCATAACATTGTAAACAGCTACGAACGCTTGTTTGATGAGGCCACTACCTGTCAAGATATAAATTTACCACCGTATCTTCAGCAGCTGGAGCGATATGACTCTAGGGACATTGAAGACTTTATTCAAGCAATAGAACTATCTGAAGAC